TCCTAGAGTCTTAAAAGTCTCATACGCTTCATTAAAGATCTTATTAGTCTTACCCATATCTTTTGTACTAAGCATAGTCTCAATGATACCTTTAGCATATGGTTTAATAGCATTAGGCATAGTAGTTCGAACAACTTCCACACCAGTATACTTGTACTTGTTCTCCTTGATACCCTCATCATCAAGGATGTGCATAACATAACGTTTCTTCTGCAAGAACAACCCAGTATCAGCAATCATCTCACGCTTGAATATAAATCGAGGATCTTTTGTTAATAGAGCTTTTCTAGACCACTCAGTAATACCAGCGTTAAGATAGTCTTCAATCTTTTGAATTTCAGTATAAGTCTCCTCGTTAACTAAACCTTTCTCTTCATCTTCCCAAAACTTAACACCGTTTTCAACAAGAGGTTTGATAGATATATAAGATGAATCAGTATCATTATAAACAATGCACTGCTCTAGAGCTTGCTCTGTAATATTTTCACTACCTACTTGCTCACGAATATAATCCTTAAGTAATTTATTAGAGTACTTAATAACAGCTTGACCAGTTAGAGTAACACTAGCAGCAATATCATCATCACCAATAGGAGCATTTTTGTTGCCCATATAACCATAGCAAGAGTTAATCAAAATCTTAATAACCATCTGTGAAGTATTAAGACGTTCTACTTCATACTTAAGTTCAGTATTATCAGGATCTTTCTTACGCGCTTGTAAACATTTAAAGAGCTCCTTCTTAATAACAACACGCTTATTATAATAGTATTCAAGGAACTCCGGAATAATGCCTTGCTTCTTCTGACTAAAGAGGAATCCAGCTTTAGATAGAGCACACTCTTCATCTTTAAGAAACTTAACAAACTCTTTCTTACTCAACTCAAAGTGTCGACCGGAGTTATGAGCAATAATAACTTTATCATCTGTAGTCTTCTCAACCTTACCTACCTTAGTCTCAGGTGAAGTATTGAGAGAGATCATAACGTTAGGGTATAGAGAGTTAGCATCAAAGGATACTACATTTTCCTGAAACCCTTTCTTCGGTTCAGCAACATATGCACCAGGATTCTTATGATCCTTATTACCACTACGAACAAAGGTAGAGATAATCTCACCTCTTGATCGAGCTCTTGTACAAAGAGCACCATTAATGACACCAATCGTACCCATTGCACCCTCTAGAGTAGTTAAGCCAACATATGACAACATACGTAGTAGAGGAATGTATTGTAGCTTCTCTTCTAGTCTAACTAACAAGTTAACATCTTGAACGTTGTAGTCAATAAACTTATTCCAGTCTTGATCAGCTAATTCATGAAGAGCCATTCCATCATAATCGATCTTTTTCTGACCTAGTTCAAGTTCACCAATAGCATCAAGCTTATATGACTCTCTTAACTTAAGACAAAAGCGTTTATAGATATCTAGGTAGTCTAGATTAGCAACACCATCAGCAAAGTAACGTTTCTGCTCTTGTCCAAACATACCCTTACGCATACGATAGTAAACATTACGTAAAGGAGACATTCTATCAACATACTCTTGACCAAGTATACGCTCCATACGATTAATAATATAAGGTATATCAAAACCTTCAGAGTTCCAACCACTCAAGATGTCTGGATATTGCTTCTCGAGATAATTAAGGAATGCAATAAACATCTCCCTCTCACTCTTACAGAAAGTATAGATAAGATCATCACGACCTTCGCCTGTATAGGGTTTTATACCAAACGTATGGAACTTCTTACTAAAGTTATCCCAACAAGTAATAACATTACATACATGAGTAGGATCATCTACATCAGGAAAGCTATCTACAGAGTAAGTCTCAATATCAATAAAGCAATACTTGATAGGATACTTGTTAAACTCAGGCTTTTCATTCTCAGTACCGTATGTATCAAGTAAGAACTGCTGAACTGGTGGAGCATTCTCAAACACTCGCTTTACTCCAGAGTCCTGAAGGAACTTATAGCGGTTATAGCCAGTAGTAAAGGAGCGCTTCTTAACTTTAGTACCGAAGATAGAGGTTTTATCACCTCTAGGATCCTCTACATAAAGATAAGGTTCAAAAGTACACTCATGACGAGTTCTATCACCATTTTCATTCCATCCAAATAAAGTTATTGATTGATCACGGCCATTATAGACAACGTTTCTATACATATAACATTATTATAGTAGAGTTCCTTTTAAAATCAAGGATTCCATTTCTTAAGGAAGGTTCTTTTATCAGAACCATGCGGTGTAAGAAGAGATTCCATATGAGCACCAATATTAGGACTAGCTTCAAGAACTCTACCCTCAGCAATCTTTCGAAGCTTGCTAATATTCTCATAGTATCTCTTACTATTCTTCTTATTTAAGATCCAATCAATCTTTTCTTCAAACTCTTCTGGAGTACTAAATTTAAGATCATCAGGAGCAGTATGATAAGTTTGCATATCTTGACATAAGCATGGTATACCTAAAGTACAAGCTTCGATAAACTTAATATCTGACTTAGAGTTATTAAAATTATTAACTTCAAGAGGTGCTACCATAAGCTGTGCACCAAGACCATTAATAAAGGCTGGATACTCAAGTAAACTCTTCCAGTTATGAAACTCAATCTTACCACTCTTAACAAGATCTTGCAACGGTGGAGGAAAAGCTCCTACAAATACCCATTGATACTTATTTACTGTCTTACGAATAATAGAATTGACTTCTGACATGTCATCTTTACCACCAGTTTTATTACCTACATCGTAATGAGCACCAGAACCAGTATAAAGGATACGTGGCTTCTTTTTATTCTTATCGTAATTCTGTTGGATTTGTCGTCGGTTAAAGAGATAACCCATCCATGAGTAAGGTACAAAGTTAGGAATAACTGTTACCTTTTGATTACTAATTTTAGATTGAAACAGCTTTCGCATAAAGTCATTTGTAAGAGTAACTTCATCACATAAATCCATAATTTCAATACAGTTATCACGAACCTCCTTTGTATCAAAAGCAAACTTAAACTTATTATAGTCAGGAATCTCTTCCCTAAATACAACATCGTCAACCTCATAGATAATTTTAAAGTCATGCTCTTGCTGAACCTTCTTAAGGTGATGTACAAACTCAACTTGTGACTTAGATGCTTGTCTCTGCAGCTTAACTGCTTTAACATCTTTATACCATCGAGGATCTGCTACCATTGCAGTTGTACTTTGACTAATAGCTCTACCAGAAGCATTAATAACACTCTCTGGCCATAATATACGCCAATGACCACAACCAGAATAATCAGCAAGGTAATTAATAAATCTTGCCATTCCTTCCTCTCTAGGACGTTGAGGTGCTGTTGGTTTCTTTACTGCAGCGGGAAAAATATTAGCTAGTGGAGAACCAAAAGGCTTAGGAAAGGGATCTACATTAATCACAATAATATTTTAATCTATCTTTCCTCAAATGCAACTCTCTTAGTAATACCATTTTCCTTTGTGAGGAATATAACATCTCCTGTAGCAGCTTTAATTGACTCTTTACGGTGTGATATTACTATTGAACATTCATCTAACTCTTCTGTACGTTCCTGCAATATCTGTGTAACTAGTTCTAAACCTTTATCATCAAAAGAAGAATCAAATAGCTCATCATAAATAGCCAAGTTATATTTAACACCTCCTTGCATACGTCTCAAGTCAGAGAAAGTAAACAAGCAAGCTAAATCCATAGCTTTCCTCTCTGCTCCGGAAAAATTAAAGTAAGAGCATATTTTATTTTTCTCATTAATAATCTCTTCTTCAAAATATTCATTAAAAATACAAATAGAGTTAGAGTCAAGCTTACGAAGGTAATGTAGTAATCTACTATTTAGTAACTCAAGTAGCTTATTTACAATTACTGACTTTACTCCTTCTTCAGATACAATATACTTAACAATATCTAACTTAGCTAACTCTTTCTTAAATTTAGATACCTTTGTCTCAATATCCTTTAGTCGTGCTCCAGTCTCACTAATCAGATCATCAAAGTCTGTAGTACCTTGCTCAACAGCAGCTAGATCAATATCTAACTCTTTCTCCCATTCATTAATCTGTGCAATCTGCTGATTAATATTTGCTCGCTTCTGATTAGCTAACTTTACCTCTGATAGTTTATTTGTTTGTCCATTAATAGCTGCTTGTACTTTAGTCTTTACTTCTTTAGCATTAGTAAGAGCAGCATTAACAACCTTAATATTTTCTACCATTGATTGCATCTTAACTCTTAGAGCTTCTTTTTCCTCCTCCATATGCTCAACATCATGCTCTTCCATTGGACGTAGACATACAGGACATTCAGCTTCATCTGTACCAATCTTACTATAGGTAGATTTAGTATGAGTTACTTCAGCTTTCTTTTCACCTATATCCCCAACATACTCACTAATTTTATCTTCACAAGTATCT